ACCGCACAGCATCTCGTTCCGGTAGTCCGAGATGTCTCGAACCAGGCCGTCCATCTCCGTCGACATAGCCCGCTTGAACGAACCGCGGTTGGTCTTGGAGGCGTCGATGACGTCCTTCGTGATGTTGATACGACCGACGGTCTTGCGAAGCGGGATGTGAATGTCCACGTAGTTCTGACGACCCGCGGTAGGCAGGGTCGCGCCTTCCACGCTCGACATCACACCCGTATTGCGCCCGATATGCAGAGGGAATACGACACGCCGACCGTCCACGGTGGGACCATCAGCCTCGCCGAACTCCTTAAGGATTCGGGTGTTATTCTCGATCTGTGAGACAGTCGAGTCCTGATAAAACTCTTTCAGGACTGCGTCCCAGCTTGACAGTGTCTGAGGCATTAGATTACTCCGAAGCTAGTTGTCTAGCTCCTGCATCCGCTCGAAGGCTGCGTCATGGATTTTGCTCACATTCCCTCGACTTGTATCTTTCAAGTCAAGCTTGTGAGCCGCAGGCGCTGAGGATGCCGCGCCGCCGCGGGGACTAGCCTTAGGCGAATCAAGTACCGAACGGACCGCCCCACGCTTAGCACCTACGCGCCCAGGGGCCAACAGTTTAGCCTGAATCTTCCCGAACGCCTTAGTAACGGCGCTCCGTACATTCCCGCGCCGCCAAGCTTGGACGAGTTCATCGTCTTTCTTGATGCGCTCTGCCACCATAACTTCAACGTCGTCAATCGTCTCCTGATCGTCCGTGTCCAGATTTGCGTCCTTCATGAGTTCGGTCACGATCTCCGTGGCCGACTCCGCGCGCTCTGTCCGGCGCTCCTGAGCCTCTTGGTTCAAGGCGGCGAACAACTGCGGGAGCAACTGCTTGATCTGGGCGACGTCATTCAACTCCGGGACCCGTCGACGAATCTCCTGCTTGATGTACTCCTCACGAGGGTCTTCCGACTTACCCGTGAAAATCTCTTTGATCTTACCTAGGGTCGCGGTCGTACCCTTCAGCCCATCGATGGCCTTCAGGGACTCCGCGTACTTCTCTTTCAGATCCGCAACCTCCGCCTTAGTGGACTCGTAGTCCGCCTTGTCGGCGTCGGCCTTCTCAGCCGCGGCGGCTGCTTTAGCTACTACTGACTCCGCGTCGCTTTTCTCCGCGAACTCCGCATTTGCGTCAAGCTTCTCAGTCACTGTAGCCTCCTAGGCTATGCTCATGAATCCGCGGGTGGGTTTACCCACGGGCTGCTTCTTCTTTTTAGGGGGCGCAGCAGGCTTCCCCTTCTTGTCCACCGGCTTACCCTTCTCGAACTTCTGAAACGGCATTAGAACCCCCACTCCGTAGATTTAATGTCCATGATGGGCCGAGTAGTTTTCATACCCGCTCGGTTTACCGGTTGTCTCAGGCCCCAGCTCGCGAGCACGTCGGGCGTAGATTCTACATCCCAGACGTATCCGGCATCTCGAAGTGCTTGATTAGAGTCTATCGCCGCCCGGTCCCAACGACCCATATCAGGGTGAGACCCGATGGCAAACTGTTCATCAGCGGGCATACCATATTGGAACTGTGTCTGCTTAGCTTGTAGCTGGCGGACGATGTTACGATCTGGCTCCACAGCCCGCGGATCACCATGTGTCACGAACTTGGAATACTGCTTTACGTCGGCGGTAGCATCGTAGTCACCTGCGCCTGGTAGACTCCGGAACCCGGACCCGCCGCTGATCGGGGCGGCTGGAGCCGGTGCATCCAAAGACTCCCAAAGCGGTTGGACTGGATCTAGAACCGGCTTACGGGCCTCGTCTTTGAGGCTCTGACTGAGTGCACGACGGGCAGGCATGTCGACGTCATCTGACGCCCCACTGATCGGCGTGGTCGGAAGCGCAGGGTCTTCCTTCGCCTTGTGGTACTGCTTGAACAGGCCCGACCAACTAGTCCCCTTCGGATTAAGGGTTTTATCTGCGGCGATCTCCCGCCACGTCTTCCTGTCAGGATTCGTCGGATCGAGGGCTTTCTCAACCGCCGTGACACGTTCCTTAGTCCAGGTCGCTCCCGCGCGCATCTCGCCGAGAACCTCAGTCGCCGCATCCTTAGCCTGGAGTTCAACATCCGGGCTAACGCCGCCTTTGGCTCGCCGGGCTTGCGCCGGGCTTAGCTGGGACGTGACCCCCTCTCGTCCATGAGTGAGGTAGTCGCGGGCTTGCTGATACTGTTCCGGGTTAAGATCCGCGGTACGAAGAGCCCGCTGGATGTCTACGTCCGAAGAGGGCCGACGGCCCCACTGCGCATAGAACTTATCCGCCGCTGCATCCGCCCGGGCCATGGAGATTCGGAGATCCCGACCTTCGGTTACGATATTACCCGTCTGAGTAGTAGTCACCTGCTTTGCGCGCCTCGCCGCGTCTTTAAGGGCGCTGCCCGCAAACTCCGGGTCCATATGACCGATGCGCTTCGACACAATCTCCGCAAAGTTCTGAAGGAAGTCGTTAATCTTTTCTCGAGGCATGTTGCGGACCATATTCATCGCTAGCCCCTTAGTGCCTGCGAGCAGGGCTTCCATCGCGGCCGGGGACTTCTGGGCAGCGCGGATTAGCTCTCCCAACTTCGAGGGGGCTTGCGTTACCCCCCGGCCTATGGCTCCGGGGAACCCACCACCGATTGGCGATCCGAGACCCAAGGGCCCGCCCGTGCTCGTGGCACGGCCATACAAATCTGCGAGCGTTGCGCGCTCGCGATCCGTCTGCGCCTGAGTCGGCGGAAACATCGCAGGGTACCGGCTACGGGCAGAATCGCGGTTCCCGAGACTGGGCATCACCGGAAGATCGCTGAACCCTGGCACTAGCCACTCCCCTTATTACTCGTCATACCATCTTCATTCGACCCTGCGCCGGGGCCCGCAGTCTTCTGCGCGCCGCCGCCGGGCTTACCGTTCTGGCCCGCTTGACCGGGGGCCTGCTCCTGCGCGACCATCTGAAGCGCCACGCCCATCGGCCCTATCTGACCTTCGGCCATCATCGGGAGGTAATGAGCATACACCATGTGCATCACGTACATCTGCTGGAGAGCCTCCGGCAGGGCCCGGAACTCCTCAGACTGCCCGAATCGCCGGTGATGAATCAGGTGAGTCGGGTGATGGTCGAGGATCGGATTACCCTTCAACGGGAACGTCTGCTGGAGCAGAACTGTCATTGCTAGGGGCGGAATCCCCTTCATCTCAGAGTCGGCGATGATATCCTTAGACTGGTTGGCCCAGGCCATGAACTTCGCGTTCTCTTCCGCTACTACCTTGATGTCCGCGTCCGCGCCAGGAAGCAGGGACTGCGCCCCCATTTCCTCGAAGACCTTGATCCTCTGCTCAGGATCGAGCATGTTGATCGCGCCCATCTGGAACATCTGCTGAAGCAACATTTGTCGGCCTGCGGCGGACTTCGGGCGCGTGCTGCCCGCCTCCACTCGAATGTCTACGTCTCCAAGATCAGAGCCTAGGAATTCGATGAATTGCCACGAGCCCGCGGCTTTGCTGACTGCTTGAACTCGGGGGAACACCGCCTTCTGCCGCCATAGCTCCAGGGCCTGGACGGCCCAACGCTCGTATGACTCTTCGAGGTTGTCGAACACGGACCCGTATCGGCCGAACCCGCGCTCAATCAACATCTGGATCGCAGAAGCGGCCCGCACCGAACCCGGTTGCTTGCCCTTCATAGCCGCAAACGTGTTGGCGATCTCTTCAAAGTCCTGGTCAATTTGGGTGATGAACTTAATCACCGATTCCGGAGCGTCAACGCCTTGCAGCCGCTCAGGCTTCATGCCCGCGGTACCACTATAGCGAATCACGATCCCGGGGTCTCCGGTAATCGGCGTGGTCTGGACGCCTGTGGGCATGAGCCAGACCGGGTTACTGCAACGCATCACGATGGTCTGATACAACGACTCGATCTCGTTACGCTGGCGCTGCTTTGGCACCAGATCGTCAACGGGAGTCTTGCCCCAGAACCGACCGGGGACGTCATCGTAAATGCAGTGAATGACAGGATAGAACGGCTTGTTGGTCTTGAGAAAACGGAACGGGAACGGTTCGTGCCACTCTAGGATGGTCTGGTCCCCGGACATCACGGCGTAAAAGCCATCCGGGTAGTCCTTGTGGGTCTTACAGTACAGACGGTACAGAGTGACCGTCCCCCCGTCATTATCAGGGCCGTACTTGGACGTGGGTAGACCCGGCGAGAAACCAGACCCGGTGATGTTATTCAGGCTGTTCAGATACTGCCGTCCCGTCTCGTAGTCCGTATCAGAAGTTACATCGTCGTTATTCCACGTCTGCTTCACGATCTCCAGCGGCTTGGTCTCAACGACCAATACCGCAGGCTGGTCTTCCATCTCCATGACCGCGTGGTCGACGTACACTTCGAACGGGCTCAAACAACGGACCCGGAGCATTCCTTGCGGGATCACGGACCCAACCGCCGCATCCTCGTTGAGTTCGTCGCTCCCACAATTTGGACAGCGGAGATCTTGAGGGATCTCTTCGGGCTTAAGTTGGGTCCCGCAAGCCGCGCAAGTCTCGCCCGGGACGAACACAGTTCCGGTGTCCGGAGAGGTATCGAACTCCGTCTGAATAAAAGCATTACCGCACATCGTCAACCACGAGGCGAGGCGGCGACGCATCCCTCGGAAGCCCGACTCATCCAGGATCACGTCCAGGTAATGGTCGGCGGCGTGTGCGGTAAGTACGGACTTCTCGTCGTCCTTGGAGGGCCGAGCGTCGAATGCTGGCACGACCTGGGCCACGGAACTACGGATCGAGTTCACGGTGGATGCCAGGCGATTGGTCACTGGCATGGGCACCCAGGCGGGCATGTTCTTCAACCGCCACCTGCGCGATCCGTCTTCATACGTAATCCACTGTTGGCCCACGTAGAACAAGATGTTACGGTACCACTCGCGCTCGAAGATCCACCGCTTGTAAACAAAGCGGTCCTTGAACTCCAGGACAAGTTCTACCTTCTTCTTGTCCGCGTCACTCAGGGAGTCTTTCGCTCTCTTGGTCCGAGTATCTGCCATAGCTAGTTAGTATCCTCGGGGGGCGGCGTCAGCCAGAGACCCTCGGGAATTTTTCCACCTTCGAACGGGACCTCAGCGAACGCCGAGCCCGTCAAGTCATTCAGTACTGAGTCGGGCGTGGCAGCACGCCGATTCGCTATTGCGAGCGCCGCTTCAAGGGCCGCGATCTGGCGGTCCCGAGCATCCATATCTCGGAGGAGGGACTGGTTTACTAGGTTCATGTCCCGGTGTTCTTTGAACAACCACACCAGCCCACTTAACGTCCCCACGGGTCGTACTCCCCCACAGTCTCGACTTCGGTAGAGTCTTTCCAGAACTCAGCCGTGTTGAATTTCAGCCCGAGCGGATCGTTCTGATCCGCGGCCAATTCCTGGATCTTCTGGATACGATCGTATTCATTCTTGTGGTGGGCCGCTTGGACAGGCTCGACGTCGGTCCGGCGCAGGTAGTCCGGTTTAACCTCACCATCAAGGGTGAAGTCCTTCAGATCCTGCGGGATCAGCATGAGTCCGTACCCGAGAGCATCTACCGCATGGAAGTCCGTCTTATTCAAGATCTTGAAGGTCTCGTCGATCTTGTTTTGCTCCGCTTGATACTCCGGCATCGAGTCGATCAAGTGCTGACACTTGTCACTCACAGCCATACCACGGTTGTGCATGATGTTGATGCGCTCGACCCGAGCAAAGGGGTCTCTGACGGAGGGGACCGTCATGAGACCTTCTTCCCGGTAGAGGTCCCCAATACTCCTGCGGACACCCTCTTTGCCTGATTGCGTGAGGCCAAAGACACTCGGGTCGATCGCCGTGATGATGAACTTCTCAGTCCGCGATTGCGCGATAATCCGCTGGCAGTGTTGGTCTACTGAGGAATCCTCTTCCCAGTACTCTCTATACACATAAGCCGCGCCAGGTGCCACTCCCTTGGTTTCATTCCCGTCAACGTTGAGGGTAATCCATAAACAGCAACAGGGGCTATTGAGCGCATGATCGATGGCTCGCCATCTGGGCCAATGTGCAGGGGGATCGAAGTGCGGTACAACGCGAGCATCTGGGAGAAGTCGTCCCTCTCCGCCTTCCATCGTGGCATAAATATAGTATCGCTGCCACCATCTGGGTTTACTAAGTAGGCTGGCGACGTATCGTGGGCTGAGGTTATGGGCGTTGTCAAGGGTGGTCCCGTGGAAGAACTGCCGGGTCGCACACGGCGACCCGGGTCGTTGGTTGCCCTCAATATCGGGGTGACCCGACTGCATCATACACAACGGATTCAGCAAGCAACGAGCTTCGTTGCCCAGATGATCGCCCGGTATCTTGACGAACCTACGCCAGACCCAGTTATGCCCGTTATCATTGGCCGCAGCCACCGCCTGCCAGGCCTCCGGGGGGACACTGAGCATGTCTGGCCCACGCCATCGGATACGACTGGTAAGGACTTCCCACAACGACTCTTTAAGTTCTTCGACTTGGTCCGCGATGATAAGCGAGTACTCCTCATTCCGGAACTTGATCGGGTCGTCGAGGTTGCTGAAGAAGATCTGGGACCCGTTCCGGAACCGGACAAGATGGGTGCCTTCACGGTAGTCCCATTTCGCGGGACGCAGGAACCATCCTGCCCGATGGAGTTTCTCAGCCATGTCGAAAAAGGGCTGCTTGACCGTGTTGACCATCTCGGAGAAGGTCTTCCGGCCCATGAGCACCTTGGCTCCGGGGTACTTAACAGCGTGCTGGATCGCATGTGCGCAGATACCTCGCGTCTTACCAGCCCCAACGCCGGTAATCATCCCGACTTCGAAGGCGGGCGACTTTAGAAGTTGAAGCTGGATCGGGGCTGGAGTCTCCCCTAGCAGGTCGCTGAGGCGGAACGCACTCACGCTAGGTTAGACTCCCTCAAACGGCGACTTAGGCTTTGGGGTTTGAATACCCTGGCCCTGAGCCTGCTGGTAGCTCTGCCCCTGGTAGGTGTGGGAGTTGTCGGCCAAGGGCTGGCCCCCGCTCATGGCACCAGACTGAAGGCCCATACTCCGCATACCCGAGCCCGCACCTTGGACTCCGACGGGGCCGCTAGGTAGGCCCATGAAACCACCGGGTTGACCCCCCTGGGGTGCCGCCGGTTTGGGTTTGGGGGCCATCTCGTTAGCCAGATAGGTCGCTCCTACCTGGGTACCGGCGGAGACCACGCTAGGGAGCGCGGCCTGGAGAATCTGACTAATGAAGTCCCACAAGGGCAGGTTCCTTTGTAAGACCGTCGCGCTCGGCGAGGTCTTGGATCAGTTCGAGGTTACCGGGCGACGCTACCGACTTAAGAGGGTCTGGGGTCGCCCCGTACTTCTTAGAGAGTTCCAGCCAGGTCTTGATCGCTGATACCCGTACCGCCCCGGAGGGGTCTAACCGGCAGATGGTGTCTAGCTCCTGAAGCCTCTGCTGGACCTTATCTCGGAGGGTAGCGATAGCGGTGCCGACTGCGTTACCGAGAGAGTGGTCAACAGCTTCCTCGGCCTGAGCGGCGACCGTTCGGAGGCGCTCATCCCAGCGGGCATCCTTAGCCCACTTAGTGACGGTAGCCCGGGTGATGCCCAGAGCGGTAGCAATCTCGGTCTTCATAGCCCCACCGGCGTACATCTCGTATGCGCGAAGCCTGCGGTTGTAGTCAACCCCGCTTTTAATTCTAGACATACCGCTCCATTGTTTTACTGGGTACCTAAGTTAGGTAACTTATCTAGCAATCAATAGGATCAGGTCACCTTACGTCATTTACAGCCTCTAGTATACCATACTTGGGTACCCCCGCACCGCTTGACAGAGCTAGTGCGGGGATAGCTAAGTCTGTAATTCGATAGTCATAAAAACATTATTTTCGAAGGGCTTGACAAACTCGAAAGTTAGCGATGAAACACCTCAGAAACACTAGAAACGTGTATAATATCAATACCCTAGCTCACTCGGTGGAAACAAGATACCCCTAGTGGAAACAACCTTCCGGTACCTGTTTCCCTGTTTCCTAGGGACCCCGTTTACCACCTCGTTCGCTAGGGTAACTACTGATGGTACCAGAGAAAAGGGACCCTGTGGAGGGTAACTGGAAACATCCCCGGGATGAGCTATCCCCGGTCCGCATAATCAGCGTATCCCCCCCTGGTCCCGTGTGATTGTGATCACAAGCACAAGCGTCACGCCTCTGCAATCCTCATGCCACGCTCCCTACTTGTGAAACTTTTCTCAAGCGTTTCCAAGACTTGCCTGGCGGTAGAGTACAACATGAGACCCCCACACGCTCCCAGGCCGCGTCAAATCGTTTGACGTTTCCAAGGGGCGGATGGCGGTAGAGAGTAACACGAGACGGCCGGTAAGGCGTCGCGCTAGGTGCAACCCCTAGCCGCCCGCTACCACGGGTCGACATAGCCGCGGGGATTGTGGATAGGGTTTAACCCCACGGCATAGCATACCCGAGGCATCCGGGGGCGAAAAACTCCGGGCGCAACGCCTACCAAGGGTATACGGTTAGCCTGTATCAAACGGCTGTCAAGGGTTGACGCTTAGGAGCCCTATGACAACCGAAATCAAGAACGCCGTAGACGAAATGTTTCGTGAGGCGTCCAACGTCAACAAGCACGAAACCGAATCTATCCAGCCCGCTCCCGAGCCGGACCCGAAGGCCCTACAGGCGCTAGGCCAGGCTCTCAAGGACGGCAAGGACAGGTTTTTCAAGGCTACTGCGGCCTGGATGGGCGAGCGTAAGACCCTGGCTGTACGCGGGGCGGAAGTGATCGACGCTCTGGCGTCCTACCTGGGATTGCTAGGCGAGGCCCCTGCCCTGAAGGCGGTGGCCGTGCTGATCCGCGAGGCCCTGACCGGGCTGAGCGACCCGAAGGAAGGTCTGGTGAAGTCCACGATCACGCATGGCCGTAAGGTCGTGGCCGTGGTCAAGGACAAGGAACAGGCTGAGTACAGACAGTACGCGGCGATGTGGTACGACCTGGCTCGATGGGAGCGGGGTCAGTATCACAAAACCGAAGTCAAGACCGCAAAGGTCGAGATCAAGGGCGTGATGTACGAGCGTCCCGTCCCGGCCATGCGCGACGGTATCGCGATGACCACGGTGTACGCGGCCTTCCGGTCAGTCATTCGACCGGGTGGCTACGATCTGGCGATGTTCCAGCCGTACTCGGCGGCTTACAAGGTCGCCCGCCACAAGGACACCGTGGAGACGTTCGGGGTCATTCTGAAAGCCCCGCGCAAGGAGAACGGCAAGGATGTCATCCGCAAGAAGCGTTTCCAGGTAATCTCCGACGCCACGTTGGCGGAGGGTGCGATCCTGGGGATTCTGGACCAGGCCCGAGCCGGGCTGGCTGCTGGCAACGGCCTGGAGCGTATCAAGGACTTCATCGACGAGATCTTGACCGAGCCCGACGCTCCGTCCGAGATCACCGAGCCCAACACTCCGGACGTTGTGCCGGACGAGACCCCCAACTAGCCCTCAGACACGGGCACCTTTGACAGTCGTTTAGTACAGGCTAACTAAAGGAGAGACCATGCTAGATCTCGTGAGTACCTTTCTACATTTGCTCCTGATGTTTGGTCCGGAGGCGGCTGATGCTGTGTTCAAGCATGAGCCCAAACCTGAACCCGAGGCTGTACACAAGCCGGAGGCGGCTACGCTTCCGCTTGTCTTCGAGCAGGACTAGCGTCAAATCGTTTGACGGAGGGAGGTGAGAAAACATGAGAAAGGCAATGGTGATCGGTATCGGGTGCCTGGGGGCCGTGATGTGCGCGGTTGGTGTGAACGCCCAGGAAGCGAAGTGTCCGACGTTCACGGCTCCGACCTTGGACGGCGGCACGATGGTTGTGGCGCTGTGTCCGAGTCTGGTCCAACTCGAGCAGGTAAACGCGCCTGGCGACGCGGATGGTGTGGCGGCCGGAGATGCGAGCGGCTCGGGGTGCAGCACGCAGTAACCGATTGTGGGGGCCGCGTAGTGTTTCGGCGCGGAAGCGATGGGCGGGGCGTGGACGGGGCCGCCGTCTATCACCATAACAGGTTTGGAGGCCACATGAAACAGTGCCCGAAGTGCCCATACGCACATAACCACGCTAACGCCGTTAAGTGTGGCAGATGTAATGCCGCGCTTAAGTTGCGGCTCGTGGCTCACCAGGGCTCTCTCCGGATCGCCGTGAGGTGAGACGCTTAGGCGAAGTCATCACGATCTTCGCGCTAGCCGGTATCGCGGCGATGATGTTGGTGTTCTTCTTAGCGGGGCTCAGATGAAACACACCCCGGGGAAAGGTCCACGTGGTGGAAGCGTGGTTTGCACTGTTTGCGGTGGCGACGAACGTATGCTTTGCCAGCAATGCCGGAAAAAGCGAAACGACGCGGGTAAAGCGTACTCGCGGCTTTACGATTTTAATAGATCCGGGTCTCGCGGAGGTGCGAAAGCCGTAAGGTGACGGTGCTAGGACCTAGAACCATGCGGGCCGTGCGGGGGCATTGTATTTTAGATTCGAAGGTTACTCATTGGGTGTTGTTCGCGCCCTCAACCAGAGGTGCTAAGCCTCTGGGCCGGTGTAGTACCAAAGTTAGACGAGGCCGCCTTAGGGCCGCCATGGACCTCTAATAGCCGGTACGGGCAGCCCGCTCGCCCTCCGCGAGCTTTACCTTGTCAGAATGGAAGGAGGCGGTATGGGGCGTAGTAACAAGCAGAAGCATGGTACGGAATCGGTCGACGGTAAGGGCCGTAGCGGCTCGTCGTGTGCAGGGGATACGGTACCTCGGCAACTCGCAGGATCTATCCGGCATCACGCCCATCTAGCCGCG